GCACTTGCACATCTTGCAGTTATCGTTATCGCAACCTTCGCATGACTGGCAACCTTCGCACTCACAATCAGCGCATCCACCGTCTTTGTGCATATCTTTCATCTCGTCTGACATCGCTGCCATCTGAATCATCGGAGCCATACCTGCCTCTTGATCTTCGTCAATTTCGCCATCGCGGAAGTTAAATAGGTGCTTGAGAGCTGCAAGAAGTGTCTCAATATCATCGCGCTCATCTGAATCCATTTCGCCGATTTCGCTTGCCTCGGACATGATGAGTTGTGCTAGACCTTTACGGGCTGCATCGTATGAAGCCTTATCGAACTTAGCCGAATCAGCGTGTAATTCTTTAATAACTTCTGCCAACATTTTATTCTCATTTCCTGTAAGTGATTTTTTAGACTTGGCTTTGTATTTACCGCCACGCTTTTTGTATTCGTTCACAACCCAAGCATTTGCTACGGCTGATGGGTAAACATCAAACTTTTGCTTCGCTTCAGCTTTAACTTTGGCATAAAGGTTAGCATCTGCGGGTTCTGATTTTTCGCCGCCGGGGAGCATGTTTGCGTAATCTGGTTCTTTTGCTTTTTCAATGTATTCCTCAACCCGAACAAGGTTTGTTTCGCCATCAACTGATTTAGCAAGCATGAGCTTAGCGTTTGGATTAGCTGGTCGGTCTACAAGGCTGACTTCAACAATCTGTCCGTCAATGATGCGGCCATTTGCAGCCTTTTGATCGCGTACAACGCGGGGTGACTTAATCCCTATTGAGAAGCCCTTAAGTACGCCTGACTCCACTTTCTTAACGCTAACTGGATCAACAACAAGCACAGAAATATAGTGACCATCGGCTTTAGCTTCATATTCTTTTGCTACTCCTGCTGCGATAGATGAGTGTTGTTCACGGATATTGCCACCTGTCTTAAACCACTCAGGCATTGCTGAGGCAAGCCATGTGTCATCGCAGATTTGCTGGTCAATATCAAGAGAGTCATCGGTTGCCTTGCCATATACGAGTAGTGAGCCATCATCTTGCTTTTCTTGCTTGATAATCGCGGCGTATGAATTAGCGAAGTCGTTGGTCATTGTTGCTTTCTCCTTGTTGAATTTAGATGCGACACTTTCTGCCCAAGATTTTCCAGCATCCCCGCCCCACGCATCCCAAGAGACGCGACCCGGTGACGGGAATCCTTTTTCTCCTTGATTAAATCCTTCCGCTTTCTTATCTACTTCGTGTCGAGCGAAGAAGCTAATCATGCGGTTGATAGTTTCTTTAGATACACCGTTGCGATTTGCTAACTGTGAAGCGCGAGCGCGACCTGTACCTGTGAAACCACCGCCTGCGTGTCCATCTGCAATCCAACCGAGAGCGCGTTTAGCGGCTTCGGCTACACCTGCGGGTGGAACAAAAGTATCACTCATATTTAATTGTTAAGCCGAATATACAACCGCTACTGCACCATTTGCAGTTCCAGCCGCTGAAATTGCATAAATTGTTTCGTTGCCATGCACCCAAAGTTGAAGCGATGCGCCTGCGGCAATTTTTAATCCAATGCCGGGATTTGCCTTATCAACTGCGTTATCGCCAATGAAGATAGCTGCTGAATCATTATTGTAAATCTGAACCGCTACATATCCTACGCCGTTTGGGAGAGTAAGAATTGGTGTAGGTGAATTTGCGACCGTATTGTTATCGTGATGAAGCATTATTTTCCTTCTCTCGGTTTATCGTGTAATTGTAATGGTTATTTTAATCTTCTGCGGCTAAAGCTTCATCAAGTGATCCAGCATAATCAAAAGTATTCCAGTCCACAGCGGCAGGCGCAGTATTGCAACGACAATTTGGGTGGACAGGTAAATCTTCAGCTGTGTATCCGTTAGAAAATTCTTCCGTAATGTCTCTGACTTGCCCGTCAATATCGCCATCTGGGTCACATTCGTCACAAGGGTCAGCGTTTATCCATTCCACCTTTTCTACGCCTAGAGCTGCATAAGAATCCATTGTTGCCGCATTTGCTGCTCTTGCACCCTCGGTAATGGCTATGGTCAATGCTCGTTCAGGTGAAGAAAGTGAATCTTCAATCATGTTGGCTAATTGGGTTGGGCTTGCTCCAATAGCAAAACCGTCGGCTAATTTGGTTCCTAAAAGGTCATAGCTAGTTTTATCTGTATTCAAAGAATTGATTTTAATACCGTTGAGCAGTTTTTCTAATCCACCCGGCGGGCGAACTAATGCTTCAGCGGCAGCATTTCCGGGCTTCCATGTATCCCAGTTAGGCGTTTCTTTAAGCGCCGATAAAGCAAAAGCGTCTGGGTTCCAATTATGCGGTGGGTTTTTCTGTGCTTTTCTAGTTCGTAAGATTTTGCCCCACGCGTCGTATGTTGAAGCCACGCCCGTTACATACATTTCTGCGTAATGTTGTCTTAAAGCTGAGTTTAATGCAGAGTTATCTATTCGCACATTGTGCATAGCCCACGCGCGGGCGCGAGCGCGATCCTGTGAGATGAACTCACTTACCTCTGGGTGCGTGTGCAAATATCCTGCTATGACCTCTTTGGCATCAACGCTTTTTTTCAATGCAGCGCGAATCTTGATAGCTGCATTACTGGCGATGCGCCCATCGACTAGATGAACGCCGAGGCTCATGTCAGATACGCCTTTGCGAGTGACTTTGCGGTTTCCATATCATCGTCAAAATAGCAGCGGTTGAGCGCATCTCCAACGATAGGGTCTAAGGCTTTGAACTCAAATTGACGAGCGCGCTTGCCCTTGCTTGCCCACTTAAGAAACGCTTTGACTTCAGCGCTTGCCTCTTTAGCCATGTCGGGTGTGCCTAGCCATACAGGAGCTTGATCCATACCTAGAAGCCACATAGCAAATAGGCGATGGTGTCCGTCAATAATGATTTGCTTCTCGCCGTCATCATAAACGAGTGGGTAGCCGCGATATGGAGTAAGTGCCTGACCCATTGACTCAATATGGTCGGCAACATTTTTGCGGTCTAATCCTGTGTTGGTGCCATATAGCTCTTTGACATTCACAAGAGTGAGTTGGGCTTTCTGCCACACATCCGGGCTTACGATGTAGTTACCTTCAACAGTTTCAACGATAGGCCAAGGGCTTTCTACCGAGTTTGCTAACTTGTCAGGGCTGTCTGAGACAGGATGCTCGGCTGCTTCGTTAGGCAGAATTGCTAAGCGAGAAAGCGCATCTTTGACTTCAGCCTTTGATGGAACTCCGGCTTTCTGATAGTCAGCGACTTCAGCGTTTTGTGCAATGAGTGGTTCAGGCTTGGTTGGTTCTTCAGGCTTGCCTGTTGTCGGAGCCATTGGATCAACTTCATCTTGGACATTCTCAACGCCTGCAATGGGTGTCGCTGCGTTAATGATTCCCTCTGGGCTAAATAGATAAACGCCATTGCCCGCTACAAGAATTGGTTGGTCTGCCGCTGGTGTATCAAGAAGCGGTAAGCCTAGTTCTGAACGGCGCTCATTAATTGTCTTAGTGCCACCACGAAGTTCGAGATCAGACTTCTTAGCCATTTGTTCGTTGTCGCGGATTTCTCCAACCATAAACTTAAACTCTAGTTCGCGCGGCATACCAAGATATGTGTAAGAGATGTGCGTAATCATCTTAGACATCCATTGTGCAAGAGGTGCTACTCCGATTGTCTGAGCTGCTTCCGATTCGCCCTGTTGATGTCCAGAGCCACCGAGTCCACCCTTAGCTGAGAACCCAATTTCAGTTGGCAATACGCCAAAGTGTCCGGTGATAGAGGTAATCAAATACTCATCAAGTGATGCTTTGAACTTCTCGCCGTAGCCTTCATAGAACTGTGGCTTTAATCCCGCTGGCAAGATAAGAGCGCGCTTGCGCTGTTCTGTCTGCCCTGCAAGATTGTCGTTGATAATGTTTTCGTATTGCTTCATAACTAACGGGTCGTTACCGAAGTCTGCATCGGATGTCAGCATCATCTCTGGTGTAACGCCGTCTGTGTACTCAGCGCGAAGCCATTGCTGTCTGCGCAAATATAAGTCTGCAAGCGGTAAGCAACGCTCTACGGGCGATGAGCCATATACGGAATTAGCTCTGCGGTTGCGGATAAAGTATGAAAGGTCATCGGATGTGAACTCGCCATCTGCGCTCATTTCATCTGAGTTAGCTTGGAACTCTGAGCGTGGGAAGCCGTAGAGAATCTGTTGGAAGGCAACCTGCGGTGGCATTGGTCGCATACCGCGATCATCAAGCATTGGCTTAATTGTTGAGCCGTCTAAAATTTGGAAGCCGTATAAATCTCCACCGACAGTTTTCTGTGGCCAAATAGCCCAAGCATCTAATACAAGGATTTCTTCGAGTGACATCATCATCCAGTCAATGAATGTCAGCCCGTTTGCTCGGTCAGGGTTTTCCCAGAATGTGCGAAGGCGGTATATTTCGTCTGAGAATTTAGCGCGAGCTTGAGACATAGCGCGAGTGTGATCGCCGCCTATTTCAGAGATAATCTTTTCGCTTGCATCCTCTGCAATGACAATATCCCAATCGAGTCCAGCAATCTTTGCTTTCAGCACCTCAACGCAACGGCGAACAATGTCAATCTGCTCAGCGGCGCCGCGTAATGTCTTAAACGGTACGAGCTTTTGCTCTGTACCAATGTTGATGTTTTGTGCTACCTGATATTCGTAACGGCGTGGGTCTGCTCGACCATCATCGCGAAGCGGGTTGATTGCTCCCGGCATGATTGGCATACCCGGGCCAAATGGCACACCTGCCATAAGTGGGTTACGCGCTAGTGGAGTTTGCTGTCCGTAAGTGTTCTGAACATTTGCATCACGCATTTGTTGTTCACTCATTACAACTGCTCCGGCAGGTAGATTGCTCGGAGCCTTCTCTAGTTGTGCTTCTACGATTGCTTTTGCTAGACGGTCAAATAGACCCATGCGTCTCTCCTTTTTAGCGCCCCTTGTAAATCAGGCTAGGTTGAATAGTAGCGTTATCCAACAATAACTACGCGGTAAGCATTTGCGCTAGGTGCAACCGAGAAGTTCAAAGTCGCGGTATTTGTCGTTGCGCGAAGGTTATCAACCATGACTTCTGATCCATCTGATACTGCATAAACCTGAATATGGACATCAAGAGTTCCAAGGTTGTGAGTAATGGTGTAAGAAGTAGCTGAAGTTGAGAGAGTTTGTGAGAACTTACGGGCAACCACAGTTGTGTCAATGGCTACTGTGCCAGTTACAACAGAGATACCTGTTCCAGCGCCTACTGCGAGGCCGCTTGAAGTAGTTGCTAAACCTGAGTTGGTTTGAAGCAAAATAGACGCGCCGCCTGAAGCAGTCTGAAGTCCACCAGTTGATAGCGGGTTGAAGCTAAATGTGTTGCCTGATAGGGAGATGCCGTTGCCCGCTGCATAAGTGCCTGCACCTGAGAACTGTGCAAATACAATTGCAGTTGTGCCGATTGTTACAGGTGCGTTAGTAGTACATACCCATCCAGTATCAGCAAGCGTTGTTCCTTCTTCGACGAATGTAAATGCGCCCGGGAATTCTGTTCCCGCATCCATGTCAGTTGAGCGAGTAGGCGCACCGCTTGCATTGACTGTGTAAATGCCGTTTTCAGATTGTGTTGCCTGATTCTTAATAAGGATTCTATCGCCGGTGACAAGTGTTACGCCGTCGATTACCTGTCCGTTAGCAAATGATGAGGCAAGAGTTCCGGCAGTTGTTGTAGCTGCGCGTACTGAGCCTTTGACATCTAATCCCTGTGCAACGCTGTCTACATAGTTCTTTGTTGCTGCATCTTGCGCCGATGTTGGATCAAGAAGGTTGGTGATTTTTTTGCTGTTAAAAGTAACATTTGCCGCAGGCGCTCCGAATGTATCAAGAGTGAAGCTCGATGGTGTTAAACCGTGAGTGTGATCGCCATGCGCTGCTGTTGTGCCTGTTCCCGCTGAGCCAGTTGTTGATGTAATTGCAACGGCTGCTGTAGCTGATAAAGATGGAGTTCCGTGTGAGTGGTCTGAGTGTGCAACTGTTGTTGCTGTGCCGTCAGATGATGTTGAGCCAAATGAAGTCTGTGCTGTGACTGAACCAAAGCCCGGGCCAGCGTGTGCGTGGTCTGCGCGAGCATAGTTAGTTGATGTTCCGTCGGCTGCTGAGCCTGCAATCGTTACGGTTGTTGATTGACCGCTGCCAAAGTTGTCTGTCTGCTGCCATGTTGATCCATTGCTGTAATACAGCAAGAAGTTATCTGTAGCGTAATAAAAAGTGCCTGAGTTTCCAGATGCCGCTGCTGGTCGAGCTGATAGTAGTCCATACGCAATTTGATTAGAGCTTGGGCTAATAAATGATGTGCCGTTATAGAAAAAAAGCGCGTTTGATGTTGTGTTGTAATAAATCTGACCTGTTACCGGAGATGAAGGCGCAGTTGCAAGGTTTTGGATACGAGCGTTTTGTAGTTCGTTTTGGTTTAAGTCAATCGATGTTAAAAACTTGCGGCTCATGTATTCTCCTTAAATAACATACGCAACACCGCTGAAGGCTGCGGTGAAGGTAATGACCATTTGGTTAAGTGTAGGGTAACTGAAGGTGCCTTCGCATTGAGTGTTGGCAGAATCAAATACTACCGCAGTTGGATTGCCATTGAGATTATGGTTGATAGTCCATGTAGCTGATGGCGTTGCTTGCGTGTGAGTATAGAAAATGTTGGCGGCTGTTCCTGCTGGCCCTTGTGGGCCGACAGCCGATACTGTGATGTTTGGCTGCTGATTCGTAACCGTGACATTTTGGATTGTATTAGTGACGGTAATGTTGTCGGTCATACACGCGCCTGTGCAATCGTTAAGTTTCCATCAAGCCAGTCGTAGTTAATGCCGCCGCTTGATGTGGCTTTGATCCCGTAATAGTAAGTGCCAACGCCTAGAGCAGTTGTCTGCGCTCCGGTGATCTGAAACTGCGATACACCTGTCGATGGTGTTGCAACTGTCACGCCTGAGCCAATCTGCAAAGTCAAAAGATTTGCGTTTGTGACCTGATTAGAAACAGCGAGCTTGATTGTGTAGCCCGTAAGGTTAATAGGCGAGCCGTTTGAGTCTGTCCATGTCACCGTGAAAATTAAATCTATGCCTTGATTTACTACAGGGTTATATGCAGATGCCATTGAAACTCCTAATTGTCTTTCGGAATTATAGCGGTATTACATCTAGGGCATACGCGAGTATTTTTAACAAGAGGCAATCTGCATGACGGGCAGAAATCTGCAAGTGCAGCTAATGAACGCAATGCACCTGAGTTGCTCATCAAGTCAGAGACAGCCCACACCATCGCATCCATGCGGTCAGGAGATTTATCGCTATCTGGCTCCCATGTCACAAGTTGATCCTCTAACTGAGAGAAGTCATTGCCTACCATGTGAAGGCGTAACTGTTCTGATAGTGCAGATATTGGCTCAGCTCTTACTTTCTTGCCGCGCGATGCGTGAACCTTACGATAGGGAATAGACGCATCTACTTGGCGCAAAAGGCTTTCGATCATGTCACCGCCGTTATTTGCTTCACCGATGATGCGGTCGCATTTATGTTTGCGATACATCTCAACGGCTTTGCGCGCCCATACTTCCGGCGTTCCGCGTACTGAAGCATCCTCGATGATGTAGTAATGCCCGTCGGGTGTAGCACCAGCGACAACGATTCCAGTCTCATCGCTATTCTCACCGCTCGTTACAGCCGGGTCAATCGCGACTACGCACCTGTAATACGGCGGTGCATCTTTAGGCAAGATACGAGCATCTTCAATAAGAGAGCGAGTCCATAGGGCTGAGTCTGACTCGGTAAGTAGCTCGCCGAATAACTCTTGCCTGCCCATACGAGTTCCGGCATAACGAGCCTGTAACTCTAAGAGCGCCTGCGGTGCTAGGTTAGCCGCGTTATCAAATGTTGATCCGCGAACGACTTTGACAGTTCCATCGGTGCGATTTACTAGATTGCGGATAAGCGTTACTGGTCGTGGCGTGGTCGTAACAACAGTTCTTGGATGATTGCCTAAACGCATACCGAACTGAAGTTGATCCCAAGTGTCGGGATATCTCCATGCAGCTAACTCATCACACCATGCGCCATGATGTTGAGGGCCACGAAGTCGGTCAGGTTCATCGGCTGAAAAAAGTTTTATCTTAGAGCCGTTAGTGAGAGTGATTGCGCCCTGTGAGCGATTGTAATCTTCAAGCGAGCCGTAATCGCGCAAGATGTTAATAATGCCCGATTCGCCCTCAGCGCAGACATCTCGCACATCCCCAAAGGTAGGAGCGACTATTGCCCATCGCGTGTTGTTTTGTGTTGTTGCTTCCCACGCCAGCCATTCAGCGGCGGTACGCGTCTTGCCAGCGCCTCGACCAGCGAGATAAAGATAGATTGACCACGCTTCATCGCTACTCGGTAATTGTTCCGGTCTCGCTAGGTCGTTCTCCCACGCTATCCGGCGATCCTGAAACTTCTCGTATAGCTTGGATAATTTCTCGTGTTCTCTGTCGTAAAAGGTTTCCATCATAACTTGTGACCTCCACTTCAGTTCTCACGGGTGAATCTAATCCATACAGCTTTGAATCGCGCTCTAAAATTTTGAGCATCATTCCTATGGCTGGTAAATCACCTTGTATTACTTGCGGCCATATTGCTTCAAGTGCCACTTCGAGTCTTTGTCTGTGCAATTCACGCATCTCAGCGGCAATAGCGTCATCTCGCATTCGCTCCATAGCCCGCTTAAATGCAGCTCTTGCACCTGCTTCACTTGCATAATCTAGTTTCTTAGCAATCTGGTCAAAAGTTGCGCCACCCTGACGATATTTAATAACCTGCCGTTCTTTTTCAAACAAGGCGGGGTCAATAGAGATTAC